TGACTAAAAAGATATAACCTAAAAAGCCACAGATGACTAACAGACCCATAAACTTAGATGTCCAATCAGAAGCAAAGGTCTTTCTAGCGTTTTGTATATCTTGGGTTTCAACTTTGTAAACATCTAACTCTAACTGTTTCATTTGTACTTTAAAATCTTGCTCAATTTTTTTTAGTTCTAACATTTGTTCTTTTGTTGGGTGGTCGCCCAAAGCTTTAGTGACTGCTTGTGGGTTCGCTTCTATACCTAATTTTTCAGCTATTGCATTTATAGCTAAACCTGAGATAGCACCTGCTGGATTTGCCAAACCTTGTGCTAATGTTGGTGCTACCACACCAACTATTGATTTTAATTTATCTAACATAATTATCTAATCCTGTAATATCAATGTTGTTGTACCTGTACCATCAGGCTGTATGTTGACTATATTATAAGTTATGCCATCTATGGCTATCGTATCTGCTGTGTCAATGTTTGTAACGTCAGAAGATCGACAAGTTACGACTGGTTGTGTACCATCGACATCGACTGATTCACCTGCTATAGCAAAGTATTCTTTGTTTATGATGACACTAATAGTAGAAGCAGAACCATTGATAGTAACAGTAGCACTTGAGCCATGTGTTTCAGTGTCGAAAAAATTCAACAAATCTTGTGCTGTCTCTAGCGCCATTATCTAGTCTTTAAATCTTTGGCTGCTTTATCGGATTTGGCTTTGCTTTTACCTTTTACTTCTTCGACACCTGCTGCCTGTAAACCTTCATAGTCTTTTGGGTTACATTCAAACATGTCACCAGCATCGTACCAGTTTCCGTTATAGCATACTTTTCTTGTAGCTGTTACTTCCATTATTTACTCTTCTTTGGTTTTGCTTTGGCTGCCTTGCCAAAACCTTTTGCTTCCCATTCCGCAACTTCTGTATCAAGCAACTCTACCACATCGCCTGATAGGTATTTGTCACCTGCATAATAAAAAGTCTGATTGACCTCGAACTTAACTCTTTTTTCTTTCATATTTTGATTATACATAAAAAAGGGCTACCGAAGTAGCCCCTAACATTAAGTGTTACTTAATTAAGTAGTGACAATGTCTTTACATACTGCAAAGGCATTTTCGTCTCTAATTGCTACGTCCATGTCTTGGAAGAAGGCAAGTCTAGTAGTACCTGCACTTGAACCTGTGTATGGATCGACAACAACGTCAACACCTGAGTAGTAGCCAAGTAAGACTTGACTAAAGTCACCGAATATTAAAGCTGACAAGTTGCTACCTGAACCTTTACTTAGGTCAGATGGCACTAATGAAGATGATAAATAATCATACCCCAACATTGTATTGTTAGGCTCTAATATGAAGTTACCCTCAACACCACTGCTTTGTTTAGCAGTTGTTCTTAATTTAGCTGTAACTTTTGAGTTACCTAAGAACTTAGTTGAAGCATCATTTCTGATAGCGTTATCTTCTTCTACTGCTTTAATCAATTCAACAATATTTGTATAAGCTATTGCTGCACCATTCGAGCCAAGACCTACAATATTGTTAGATACAGAAGCAATAATACCGCTTGGGTGATTACTTGCACCACCTTCGATTGCTACTTCATCGATCTTTCTAGCAAAAGTATTGATTATATCCTCTCTCAATACAGCTTCGACTGACGGATCAGATTGAAGCATAAGCTTCCTTGAAACATCTATAAATGCTGCCAAAGTTTTTGGTGACATTGTTACTTGTGCAAAAGTAGCTGAACCTTCGCTTGGGGCTGCATTTTCTGCCACAAAAGCTGAGTTGGTAACAGAAGCAGATAGTTTTGGTATCGCTACATCACCTTTCAAGCCTTGTAGTGTTCTTGCACCAGCTTGTCCGATAACTAATTTTGCATAAACAGCTTCGATAAATTCGTTAGCAAGATGATCTGTACCTTTTAAGAAGCCACCGCCACTGTTTGATCCAACTGTTTGATCTCTTTTGCCGAAACCAATGTTAGTTGGCATATAAAATCCTCTTGCTGCTTTGCCTGTTCTGTGGGCAATTTCGTCTGACACTTCTCTTTCGAGACCTGTTAGATTGCCATTCGCTGATTCTTGAATAGCCTTAAGTAAAGAGTATTCTCTTTTATCTTCGGTTTTCATATCAACGTCAGAAGGTAAATCAAGAGGTTTGCTTTCTAATGCTTTCAAAAGTTCATTCTGAAATTCGTTAAGTCTCATGCCTTTAGCAATAGCATCTTTAGCTAATGCAGCTTGTCCATGTTGTTGTCCAAGGTCGCTAATTTGCTTTGCTTCTTGTGCAAATTGTTTTCTTAACTCTTCAGGATTAACTTCTGGAGTATTATTTTCTACGTTTTCCATAATTTTATCCTTATTTGAATTAATAGTTATTTTTGGTGTTTCTTTAGCTCTAGCGAAGCCAACTAAACGTGACTGGTCTGCTGGTACGCTGACTGCTGAAACTTCCAAAGGAGACCAAGAATTAACTCGATAGACAGGAACACCCTCTCTTTCTTCATCTTCCTTCTGCATACTGTTGACTTGATAGCCAACGGATATGTTCTGTCGTATGCCATCTTTGACATCTTCAAAGACTTCATCTGCCATTCTGTTCTTTGAAAATCTTACTCTGGCTACTGTTCTTTTGTTTTCTGGGTCGATAGCAAATTCTTCCACTACCCCTATTTGTTTACTGGCATCGTGGTCTAACAACAATGGACTTCTGCCACTTGCCATAAAATCCATATCTATTTCATCTTCTGCATGACCAAGCACTTCATAACCGAATCTTCTTTGGACTGGTTCTTCGCTTGACACACCGATTGTTACTGTGCGCTTTTCTTCATCAATCTTGTTTCTGTCGAACTCGAAGTCACGTCTTAGACCTTCTTCGGCATAGAAGTCTCTAACCTCTTGGTCTAACTCCTCTGCTCTCTCCTCTTCGTCTTTCATGCCTTTTTTATCCTTTTCATCTTCATCGTGATAAGGGCGCTTCTCTTCGTCATCATGGTATGGTCTTTCTTCTTCGTCCATTTCCATTTTTTCTTCTTTCGCTTTCGCAAACTCTACGATATATGATTCGTCTGTCTCACGAATATCTTTGATATGTCTTTGTTCTGTGTCCATATTTTGTATTCTATCACCATTTTCATCAGAAGATAAAGGGTGAGCTTTAGGTAGTAAGTCAGTGTCGAATTTATTCTTGCTTGGGAATCTTAGGTTTCTCAGGGCAAACATGAAAGCATTTACTCTGGCATAAGCCCATTGTTCAGGTGATTGTACAGATGGTCTAACTGAGCTTGGGTTAGTTTTATATGCGCCTATACCTCGTAAAAATACAGCACGAAGCATACGATACGTTGCTCTTTTTCTTTTATCGTTGCCATATTCTTCGTTGTGATCTTCTACTTTTTTGCGCAAACCTTTCTCTACTGTTGCTGATACTTGTCTTTCCATGGCACGATCTTCTTTATCCTCAAGGTACTTTACTGCTTCTAAGATAACGTCTTTCATCTTTTGCTCACCCAATGTACCTATGACCAACCATTTGATCTGGGCGACTACCCCAGCTATGTTCGATGGTCTAGCTTTCTTATCACCTGATTTAAATTGTGCGCCATCTTCAAAATGTCTTGCTGCCCAAGCTTCACGTTCTTTTATTTTCCTAATAACTGCTGGGCTGTCATCGCCATCTAAAGCTCTGAGTAATAAGTTGTAAGAGTTGTTGCCCTCTATGTTGCCCCCTGCTTTCCAAATCTTAGGGTCGTCTTTCTTGATTGAGGCAGCAAATCTTCTGTCAAACAGAGGATAGTTGCTGTTTCGTAAAGAAATCTTTTTATCGTCACCTTGTTTGGGAAAGTTAGTCGCCATCGTCTGCCTCACCATCGTCTTGGACAACAGCATCAACTGGCATTTTCATAGCACCAAATGGCTGATAAGCTGTTTGTATATCGTATTGTTTAGCTAGTTCCTCTTCTCTTTGATGTTGTTCAAACAATTCTTCAACGTCACGACCATAGTTGGCTTGGACATCTTGCATAGTGACAACACCCGCATTGAGACCATCTACATTAGCTTTGACTTCTTTTACAGGATCAATCCAACCCCAGCTTCTAGGTATATAAACTATGTTATTAGCAAACTTATTGTACTTATCTGGCGGTAGTAAGAAATCATCTTTGAATGACATAGTTTGTAGTAACCACTTATCAAAGACTGGTTGAATAAAATGCTCAATCATAAACCTTTGCATGATTCTAAAGTTGTCTCTTTCTTCTAGTGTGCCTTGTCTGATAGATGAATAGTTGACACCTTCTAGGTTGTTAGCGAGTGAGACATAGCTGACACCAAGCCCAGAAGCTATACCTCTTAAGACAGACTTGTGAAAGCTATCAAAGCCTGATGCTGGGTGTTGTGGGTCGAAAGATTTGAAATCCATACCATCAGGTAATTGCTCAAATGTACCTGCTTCAGCGTTCATTATTGGTGTGTAGTCATCTTCTAAATCATCGCCTGTATATTGATCGCCACTTTGTGAAGTAAAGAAACCCATCTTACTTGCGCCTACTCTAGCTGCTACTAACTCTGCTTCCTCGTAGCCATCGAGCATTTTCAAACGTGTTAGTGCTGTAGTCATAAAGGGTACACCCCTTGTTTGTTCTGCTCTTTCTGGAACGTAAGCATGGATCAACTGATCTGCTGGTAGCTCAATATGCTCTCTATTGTAGTTACCGAAGTATTGATTGTGTGGGTGATCTTTGAACAATAGGTATGATTTTGGCTTACCATTGGCATCAAGCTTGACACCCATAATAGTTTCTTCGCCATTTTTCATTACTTGATTTTCTTCTTCATCAAGATAATCGGCATCTAAGAACTGGATTTTGTAAGGATCAAGTGGATTGTTAGTAGTGATATGTCTGACTAAGACCTCGCCATCTCTAGCAAGTGATTCTATGAACAGCTTTTGCGCATCGACAAAAGACAACTTACCATCAACAGTACAGTTACCTTTCTTTGACCATTGTTTCCAAGCGTTCTCAATCACTTGGTTGCCGATAAAATCTAGTGAGCCATCTTCGTTTCTTGCCTTAGATTGTATTCTGATACCATTCTGACCCACTACATTAGTAGTCATTAGCTGTAGGTAACGCTTGGCATAATCGTTATTTCTCGCCTGTTCACGACACCTATCTCTTATTTTCCGTAGATTGAAACGTATAGTGCTATCTGCATTACTTGATATGCCGATAAAGTCCGAAAAGATATTAGCGTTTGAAGCTGCTTTGTAGCTTCTTCTGAGTTTGATTTGTTTTTTTCTTTGTTTAAAAAGGTTATCCCAAATTGCCATTAGAATCTCACTTTGATTGTGTTGCCAGAATCTTGTTTGTTTTTGATACGAGCAAGTTTTATTTCTCTAAGATACTCGGCTCTGTATCTATTTCTAAAAGTCATCAAATCATCAATCGACATTCTTGACAGACTACGACCTGCTATCGAGTAAGACATTTGATCTTGTGATGCTCTGTTCTCTAAGACAGCTTCTATAGCATCTAGCACTTTCTTCGCATGACTTCGCAAGTCTGCTGTCGTGTTTTGTAAGTTCGGTAGTATTTCTGTGCGACCCTGATCTATCACTACACGCTGATTGTCAGATGATCTAATTATAAAAGCTGCCCATTGATAATCACCTGCTGTCAAACTGGCTGTGACAGCACTTGCTATTTCGACCAAGTAAGTTGATTCTGCTTCTGTTGCTGCAATCGTGAAAGCATTAGTGTTGCCTGTACTATCTTCTGTGAATCTGTACTCAAGAGCATACTCGTCAAGCGGATAGTCAGAAACAAGATCATCTCTTCGCCAGACCCATCTATCACCTACCACTAGGGTATCTGGCTCTTGTGTCGGATAGTTGACCCTGTCGAAAATGTTACTCATGTCAATAGTTTACCCTAGATTATAGCCTTAATCTTTCCAAGAAGTGACAAAGTTTGACTGTTTTCTACGCATTAATCTTCTTCTTTGATTCAAATAATCTGGTTTTTGTGGCTGTATTTGTGGTTCTTTAGCCTCTTTTTTGCCTTTCAGAGCCTTAAAATCAGGCTGTAAGATGTGCAAAGCAGCCAAGCCATACACAAAGGTATCTAACGCTTCATTACGCTCTCTAGTCTGTTTCCAGACGACTGTTTTCCGACCACGAACAAACTTGCTGATTTTCTTTTCTGCTGTTAGTTGCTTAAAATATTCATCATCTACTGTATTCGGAAAGTGTATGAGGTTGGTATCTTCGTCTTTTAGTCTAGCGTGTATAAACTCTTTAGCGGTATCTGTACCTATTGAATACAGTGCTGTTCTCCTTCTGCCCACGAAAGTAGGTCGTGAGGCTATGGGTTTGTTAGCCTGATTGCTTCCTTTGATAGCGAAGATACGTCTTTGATTCCGACCACGACAAAAAGCGTAAACCTGATCTGTATGATGACCACCACTATCAATAGCAGTACAAGCAATAGTCAATTTGCTGCCATCTTCTTTGGTAAAAACTTCTTTAAGGTAGGCATCTAGTTCTTGCCAAACTTCTTTGGTCGCTGGATTGCCCCAAATTATTTTATACTCTACTACCCAAGCTTCTTGATTGTCAGCCCAGCCTATAACTTGCACTTCCAGTCGATCTTTTTGGGTATCGATACCTGCTGTCAGTACAGCAACTTCATTTGGCACAACTTCATGGTTGTATTGTTCACACTTATTCATTAAGCCCTCGGCTGCAACCGCTTCACCCTGTTCTTCCCATGTTTCACCTAATGTTGTATTGATGAAAGTTTGTAGTAGTTCAGGTGATTCTTTAGCTTCCAAAAAATCCTCGACAAGCTCTACCCAAGTACGAAAAGGTGAATATAGCTCTGAAATATGAAAACCGACTTTCTTTGCTAAAGGGTTCTGTGCGACCCACTCACCATTCTGTAACATGAATTGTTTTTTACTTTCAGGTATAACTGAGCCACAATGTTGACATGATAAGGCTGCTGTTTCTGGTTGGTTTTCAAGCCATGTTATATGCTGCCATTTTAGTTCTTGTTTTTGGTTACATTCTGGGCATGGTACTTGGTATGTTCTTTTATCTGATTCCTCGTATGCTTTTTCTATTCTCGATAAGCCTTTTATTGTTGGTGTTGATGTCATTATAATTTTACGATTCCAAAATGTTGTAGTTCTTTTACGTCCTAACAATATGGGATCGCCCTCACTACCTGCACTTGGCGGATAGCGGTCAACCTCGTCACACAATAATATTCTGATAGGTCTTGAAGCTAGACCAGAGGCAGAGTTAGCACCAACCATTGTAATATGTCCACCTGCATACTTTTTGTGTAGTGTTGTATTCTCGGCATCTCTTGATCTAGGGTCTTTGACCTTACCTTTCAGATTGGGTGTATCTCTAAGCATGGGCGCTAGTCTGTCTTTACTAAAAGCTTGTGCCATAGATAATGATGGTTGTATGCAAAGTATAGTCGATGGTTCTTGGTCGATGTAATAACCAATGGTATTGAGTAAGATTTCAGTTGCGCCCACTTGTGCTGATTTTATAAAAACAACTTCCTCAACACTCGGATCGTTGATGACTTGCATAATTTCCCTTTGGAAAGGCACACGATCTGTGCGCCATTGACCAGCTTCGGCTGATGATTCTGACGATAGTTTTCTATAGCTATCTGCCCACTGATCTACCTGCAAGTTTGGCGGTGGTCGCCAGAGATCACTTAGTAGTTTCCAAACTTGATTTAGTTGTTGCATCTTCTGATAGTTCTTCTAAACATTCGTAAACTGATTCTTTGATAATGGCTTCTGCTTCGGCATAAGTTTCAGCAGCTTGGGTAAGATGTCCTAACTTCGAGGGTAATGCTAGTAGTTTGCTTCTGACATTTGCTACATAATCTGACCATATCGTTTTAATTGTGTCTGTTGATATAAGATCAGCCTCTTTTTCTTGTAGCTCTAGTTCTGCTCTATCGGCTTGTGCTTTAGTCAGTCTGGTACGTTCTTCATTCAAATCACCTGAGTTTGTATTCTTGCCTTTTGACAAAGTTCTTAAATATCTAATATATCTGACACGACAGTCATCTAAGTCTTGTCCGCCAGACTTACCAGATTTTATTAAGACATTAGCGTTGAACAAGTCGTGAATCCTTGTTGATGTAAGATCAAGATGATCTGCTACTTCTTTTATTGTTGCCATGTTATTTTGTCAAATATAAACAACAGTTATAGTTTCTGTCGCTACAAAACTTGTATGCATCGCGAATAACC